GATCATGCCAGTCTTGATTGCACTACCGTCACCAACATATGCTTGCTCAGAGAAACGGTTAATGCCCAACAAGTCGCTCTTAGCAACAGGTGGAATGATCAAAGAACGACCAGTCATTGGAACGTCAGCATCATCCAAAGTAAGCATAAACTTACGGATACCTGCATCAGTAATATCAGCAGTACTAGCACCACCGTCACCACCTAGTTGAGTACCGCCGTTTAAGGCAGAAACTAGAGCGAAGAGATCAGAATCTACTTGTGAAGCTAAGGCATAGCCAGCATCTTCAGTGTAGAAACGACGCATAGAGGACAATGCTTGCTTCTCTACAATATCTTCGATTAGAGTGGAATACTCATAGTGCTTGTCGATAGTAACAATTACTTCACCGTGAGTAGGGCCATTCAAGGTTACTTGGGTGTTTGCTGCTTTAGCGTTAGCTGAACCGCGGGTAGGCTTAGGAATGTGAATTGAATCACCTTTCTTACCTACGTGGTTCATCTTGGTTACAAGGTTAGCTAGTACAAGGTTCTGCTTGTAGTTAGCGATTACTTCGTCAGACCATAATGCTGGGATGAACTTCGCAGCAGTTGTAGTCGTTGTGTTGTTAGTACCTAATGCCATGTTGATTAACTCCTAATAGTAATCTTATTTGACTCGACCTTCCGCGTACGCTTGATAGATCTCGTCTGCCAATGAATCGTAGCGGTTTGGGTCAGTTTGTTTTAAACGAATGAGGTCAGACCTACGGTAAATCTTCTTACCTCCAACGGAATCACCAGATGACCTACTCTCTGCCTTGCCTGACTTAAGTGCTTGCGCCTTAGACTCTTTCTGGGCATTCTCTACTGCGTGTGTCTTGGTGATGAGCTTACGCTCTTTCCAATTAGACAGTAGTTCATTTGCCGACTCAAAGTCATAGTTGTTTGCATCATTAAACATACGCTGGCGGATTTTACTCTGGGAAATCCATTCCTGAAACTCAGGTGACTGTACAGTCTGTTGAGCATCCGGATGTTGCTGTTCTAACTGCTGCATAGTAGCCTGTTGTTGGCTCTTTGCTGCTGCTAATTCAGCTTCCTTAATCTTAGGGTGGTTATCTATTTCTCTTCGGATTGCCGCTTGTGGGTCTTCAAAGAAATCAGTCTCCTCTTCCGCTGATTGAGGGTTATTTTGTTGATTTGCCTGTAACTGAGACTTCAGAAATTCATCAGACAGTTTGCGGAGTTCTCCGATCTCTTGCCCCTTGCGACCTAACTCTTTTTCGAGTGCTGCATAGGAGTTAACAATGTCTTCGACTGACTTACCCTGAAACTTACTGGGTACTTCATACTCTGCTACCTGTTCCTCTTCCTGTTCTGTGACTTCACCTGTGCCCTGTTCTAAGGAGGTGTAGTCTTCGTCGGTTTCGTTATCCTCAATAGGATCAACTACAATACTGTTTACCATAGTGGTGTTCTCCGTCTATACAATAGATTGTGGAGTTAATGAAATGACACAGGCCTAGTGTAGGTTGTCCGTGTCGATGAGTTTTGTCTGTTCTTCTAATGTAATTAGCATATGAAGAATAGTCAATTGCCCTTTGGTTGAGTAAAGGGACTTTTCATCGTCAATTGCCAATACGTTATTGAGAGAATCAGCCATCAGGGTTAGTTCTTCAACTAAATCCGTCCAGCCGTCTGTTTCAAATAACTTATAACGACAATCAAAGAATTCCTTATCATCCTTCATTGCTTAGTGCCTTACGGGCCATAGCTAAGTTCAGGATAGTCTCTGATTCTAGATGTTTCATCTCAGGGATGTTACGTACTGTCTCAGATTGTAAATTCATCACTTCCATAGACTTCTTCTGTAGTTCAACTGACTTCTTCTGTAGGTCTAGGATACGTTCTTGTGCATCTGTCTCTGTAGGGACGATTCCAGCGGCTTCAGCTTGCTTCTTATAGGCATCAGCTAGGGTCTCTTGTACCTTAGCGCCTACTAACTGTAAGTCTGCTTGTTTAGTAGCCATTTCCATCTGAATAGCTTGCTGTTGCATCTGCTGTTCTTCTGGTTTAGGCTGCATCTGCTGCTGTACTGCCTGCATCATCTCTTCACGGTTGTTCAGACTAGAGTTCTCGAATACAGACAACAATAGTAGGTTAAACGCTTGGGATTCAGGGGGTAACATAGACATCAATTGGATGGTTTGAGTCATCTCTAACTCTTTAGCCATTATACCCATAGTTGAGTAAGGTGTAAACTTGTAATCTAGTACAGGATAACGCTCATCATCGAACTGCATCTTACGCCAAACAGCCTTTTCGATGAAAGGGATCATGAAATCAGACTGGAAGTTAGCTAATGTACGCTTCTGACGCTTAATAGAGGCTGCTTGGATCATGGACATGCCAGAAGCAGTACCATTACGGGCATTAGCCTGTACACTCTGTGCAGAGTCCATAGCGCCTGTAGCCATTTGAACCATGCGTTCTAGTTCTGCAGACTCTGTGAAGGTATGTGCTTGTAGATTACCGAAGTTAAACGGTTGTATGATAGATCTTGGATCACCGTTAGTAAGAATGGTCTTACCAGCCTTAACTTCTAGCTTAGTACCACGAGGCAGGCGTGTGGCATCCATAGCCATCATAGGGTGTGTAGTGAGTGCTAACGCATCTATACGTCCCCGTAGCTCTGCATCTAGTGCCTTCTGAGGGTTGTAGCCTTTCTCACATACACCTCGACCCCAGAACTTGTTAGGGACACGATCATGCTGATAAGCAATGAAAGGACGATCTCCCATCAAGTAAGGGTTCTCTTCAGCACGTAGTACCACTGAATCATTAGCTAGTGTAACTACAGCTTCTACTAGTTCATCAGTATCATAGTCAAAGACTTCACCTGAGTCCGCCCCTTTAGACAGATAACGCTTAGGGACTAAGCCCCAATACTCTGTGATCTTAACTTGATCATCTTCTGCACCACTGATGTTGCTCTCTGGATCAAATCCAAAGTCGTGGACACCAATGCTCGCTGCACCTAGTGCAACATCACGATAAGTACCTGCTTCAATGCCCTTGACAACGTGGTAGCGGGGTTTTACAACCTCCTGCGCTACACCTAACGCTGAGTCAATAGACAAGGCCGCAGGATCAATTATGAATTCTTTAGGTGACACAGGCTCCAAAGGAGTGGTCATCATTTGTACTTCTACTACTTCACGAGCTGTGGTAAGTGTGCCTTCTACCTTCTTATCTACCACTACACGCTCTGTCTTCTCGTCTACGAGGATCTTAGCGATACCCGTACCGTAGATAGCAGCATTCAAGAACACCTCACAGATGGCCGATTTAGCACCATCACGCTCTAGGTCTTCTTGTAGTACTTTGCGTAGATAAGCGATGTCAGACGGATCTTCATCTAATACATCATCACGAATGTCGAACCACTTATCACGACCAAAGGTAGCTTCCTCTAATTCTGATACAGTCGCTTCTACAGCCTGTTGTAGGGCTGGGGAGATTAGACGGGAACTTTCAGACTCACGTAGTTTATCTGACTCTGCCCAAATACCACGCCATAGACGATAGTACTCATCCCATTTCTTTTGGTAGTTCTGATCACGGTGATCTTTCCAAGACTCTAACCGTTCAGACAACCACGAGGCTAGGCCTTTATATTGGTCTTCTTCATTCATCATTTAATTAATATCCTGCTTCAATGTCTTGTGGTTCCCACTCTTCTATTTCGATAGAGTTGGCGAAGTCTGCTACTGATACTTGGTCTATATACGCTAAGGCATCTAATAAGTCATCGTGTACTTGTGGGCTAGGGAATGACATCATTTGATCTTCAAAGTGCTTCCAATCTCTATCCTTATTGAATAGGATCTTACGGTGCTCCATACGACCCTGAAGGGCCCATGTGATCCGATCTGTCTTCTTCTTACCACCATGTGTTACATCAGTGATTACTACCCACCTACCTTGTATCCTCATCTCATCTTCTAGATAAGGCATGATAGCATTCTTTAGGGCACCTGCTTCGATACCTACAGTAGCTGCTTCATGATCTACAGCAGAATCAAGTATAGCCTCTGCTGTCTTCTTGATGTTCCACCTACCGTGTAGGATGTCCTTTACCCACCACGTATCACCACATATCTTAACTATGGCGATTGCTGTTTCATCTAACTTAGAGCCTTTAGCTCCTCTGTCTTTAGAGGACTGCTCAAAGCCTGCAGGGTCAACAGCAATGACGTAGTGGCCGTAGTCAGGCTCATCACCCTTATGGAACCACTGCTCTTCAAATATACCACCAGAGAATGATTCAAATGACGCTTCAAACTCTTGACGGAATGCTTGTGTAGACATAGATCTACGAGCTACTTCAATCTCTTTGGGATCTATTAGTGGATTATCAGTAGAGTTAAAGCTAAATGCTTCCCACTCATCGTCATCCTTTGCTGCTTCATATAGATCATAGAAGTGGTTACGTCCTTCTGGTGTGCCTATGAATAGGGCTTCACCTTTAACGTCAGCTAGGGTAGGTCGGATGATCTGCTCGAAGACCGAAGGCTTCATAAAGGCATACTCATCCATCACTACGTAAGCTAGACCTACTCCTCGTAAGGTGTCAGGCCTGTCACTTCCCTTCAGGTAGATCTTACGATCATTGATTAGTGTTATTGTCGCTGTATTCTCGTGGGTAGACTTTATTACATCTCTACCCAAGTCCTTCAGCAGGGCCCAGAGTATATCTTTAGCTTGCTGGAAGGTAGGAGCTATATAGAAGATATCCTTCTTATCAGACTGTAGACCTTTGATTAGAAGTATCCAAGCAGCTAAGTAGCTCTTACCGAATCGTCTACCACATGCTGCTACCTTGAATCTAGCTGGAGAATTAAAGATCTCCATTTGAGCAGGATGTAGCTTTACTTGTATATCACTCATCGTCTTCATCATCTAAGACAGATACTGATATAGCATCGTAAGCAGCACCGCTAGTCTTCTTCTCTCTAGCGATAGTCTTAGATAGTTCATGCTCTATCACCTGACCACCTACATCAGCAATGGCAGCTTGGGCTTGTGTACCAATCTGCTCTACTACGATGTTGATAGACTGACCACCCTCATGTTTAATCTCAACATCTCTCTTAGGTGGTAGTATTCTATCTAGGCACATCTTCAAGCAGGTAGTATCTCCTTCCATTGCTAGTTGGATTACCTTCTCTACTATTTCAGGCCCTCTCTCAGACATTAATTCTCTAGAGAGTTGAGTGAATTTACCTACACTCCCTTTAGGCCTACCGTGAGGATTAAGAGGAGGCATTCCTTTGTAGAGTAGTGGACTACCCTTATGCTTCTGCTTGGGCTTACCAGTTCGTGGACTGATCTCTACTTTCTCTACTTCGGGTAATTCAGACATAGACTGTATATAGACTCTTGGCCACCTAAGTGGGGATTCTAGTTAATATTATAATAAAGGTGGCGGATGTATAGACTACCCTTATTTACTTAGAGGTAGACACACTAAAGGATAGACATCCTATGAGTACTTAGGTTATTGCGTTAATGATCACTTTAGTGATATAGCTCTACCCGTTATACTTTACTTAAGAGTAGACATCAAGTGTTATACTTTAAGTGTTAATCTTAATGTTAACTCTAAAGAAGACCTAAGTAACTAAGGTACTATTATAACATATTCTAGCTTAGAAGTCAATCTCTATCTGCACCAATGTCCCTAGAGCTACATCTAGTCTAGTTAATAGTTAGTACTCACTAACCTATATTACCCTTATTCCCCTAGTACCCCCTCCCTCCTATTCCTATATTCCCTCTCATGTGCCCCTTTTCTCTCATATTCCCTCTCATGTGCCCCTTTTCTCTCATATTCCCTCTCATGTGCCTATGAGTCTATATACATTTTATTACTTATGCCATAAGGGGCCCCCCTGACCCGCCAGTCATTCCGTGACTCCAGACACTCTTTCAGTCACATTATGACTCCTGAGTCCACCTGAGTCACCTTATGACTACACGGTCAGAGTGTGACCAGAGGGCTCTTGATAGTCACGGGCTGACTGATGAGTCACAAGTGGTGCCAGAGTTGACAAAGAGAAGAGGGCGTGAGCGTGGTATTCTTAGGAATGGTTATTGAGTGTCGCATACTGGTATGGTTGGCGTGTATAGAACAGTAAGGTATGGCATAGGGTAGCAATAGCCTTGTGAGCTCCAACGTGCGCTTGTGTGGGCTTTAGGCTATAGGCTTATACATTGTATAGACTAACCATAGATCGTACAGTACAGGGCAAATGTCTCACCTAAGCAAGTACGTGTCGTGTCTGAGTAAGTATTGTCTGGTTGTCTATGTTACTCGCATGCGTTCCTCTTTATGCGCTGGAGTGAATTAGGTGTAGTTTAGGTGGTGTCGTGTATTAGTTTGTATGTGTCGTGTTTAGGTACGTTTGGATTCATAGTGTCGGTATACTTAACCCAACAACAACGCAAAGGGGCCATATGGGCGCTAATGCGAACCATTATCAATAAGGATTACATATCATGTTTGAAGATAACAACAGAGCCTATGCCAAGACCTACAGTGATAGCAGCCACGTTTGGCTAGATAGTGCTTATGACTACGCCTTAGCCATGTTTCGTGCCGACTGTTCATTTGAGCAGCTATTGATTGAACGTCCTCATATGGCTAAATCTGAATGGGGAACCGATGTTGCACTTGAGCTCGACTATATAACTAAATCAATGAAAGGCCCAGCACAATGAAAACATATACAAGAATCTTAACTAAACCAGCAGTACAAAACTTACTTAAGCTTATGCGCAGAGAAGAAGATCTAGAGGTGACAAAGGTCAATTCAGGATATGAGGTGGTCGATATCATGCGAGAAGATGAATTCGTATTCAAGGCCATGATAGGAACAATGGGATATCTATGCCGCATTAATGCAGCCTACTTACCCGAAGCTTAACTCTAATCAAGTTAACATAGGGCCTTAAACAATAGGGCCTTAAATTAAACTGATTAAC